ATGGAGGGAATAACCGGAAAGAATACAAACAATAAGAATATGGACAAAACCGCTATCGACCTTCGAGATTTATCCACAGGGACTCCTTTAAATTATTCGTAAAAACTTTATGCCCCGGACCTATACATATTGTCAACTATTTTCTTGACAGCCGCGGCTTCCCGCCATACCATAAGTGTATCGAAATCACACAAAGCGGGAGGCCCCTCGATAATGGGCTTTTGTTTTGCCATTGGTTTCACCTCTGAGAGATATAAATCCCCGAGTGTCCCGGATACCGCGAGGTCCGGGGGGTGTCTTTGTGCACCTCGATAGCACTCGGGGCTTTATATTGTTGGAGGCAGAGATGGCGGCAGAAATCATCCGGCAAGAGGCGTTCGAGGACATGCAACTCGCGGTCATCGAACATCAGGGCGAAGAGTGGTTTACTGCACAGGACATTGGCAGGGCATTAGGATTTGCTGATAAAGACTCCGTGCATGAAATTCACCGTCGCAATCTTAACGAATTCGAGGGTCTTTCAACTACCCTCAAGGTGAGGGCACTTGACGGCAAGGACCGGAAACAAAGGGTCTTCAACCTCCAGGCGGTCCAGAAGTTCGGATTCTTCGCGCAGACGCCAAGAGCCAAAGCCTTCCGCCATTGGGCCTCGAAACTCATGGCCCACGGCGTCCACCAGATGAAAGACCATATCCTGCATCTGGAAGACCAGGTTCGCCGGGATCAGGAAGAACTCTCCGGCATCAGGAAGAAGCTGGCCGCGGCCAAAAAAACCGGGGTCCGGCTCCGCTCCAAGCTGGGCCGGGGGGAAGCCAAAGCCTTGCCCGCGCCCCCGGACCCCGACAGCATCAAGGTGCACCGCCGGGATTTTTACGATCTGAAATACCAGGCCCAGGGCCGGGACCCCCGCAACGTCCATATCATGATTCAGTTTTTGGAGGCGATAGAACGCGGGGAGAGGTTGGACTTGACCCTGCGGGAATACCCCCGCCCCCACGACTCACTGTTGCATGGAGACACCTACCGGAACAGTTCTGTCTGGCGTCTGCTGAAAGCGTTCGGCAATGATGCGGAGGTGCAACAGGCCCGCAGGGAAGTGGAATACACCGCTCACTGGATCGCTAAGCTTCATGACCTCTATGACGACATTAACAAGGCCATCTCCAGTTTCTGTGGCCTGGTAAGGGCAATCCCCAGCTATATGGATACGAAGCCATAACCCTGGGCTACTGACTCAAGGCCGGAACTGTATCCTTCATCGGGTGCAGTTCCGGCCTTTTTTTATTTTTTTTCGGAATGTCCTGGCTGGGCGATTCTAAAACATGGTATCGTCGGCCAATCGGGGTGCTCACTGATTTACCCCCTTTTCTGTCTGCAAAAAACCTAGAACTCTTTATTGGTGAGGACTTGAGGTGCTCAACTCAAGCTCGCCTTTCCTACTCATGCAGAATTAGAGGAACAACGCCAATAAAGACTGCCTGGGGTCCCGGAGATAGATGATGAATACTAATCCCAAAGAACAGCATCAGCCCTATTATCGGCCCCTATCTTCCGTTTGGGATGGAGATGATTGGGAATTGTTAGAACTTATGCTGAACTTCTATCCCAGAAATGAACCAGAATTGATTTTGGACGCCACTATCAATCGGGGTCGATTCTGGGTGAACAGTAAACGCCCCGTTATTGGACTTGATATAAATTCGCGTTATCGGCCAACCGTGATCGGGGATAATATGCAAATGCCCTTTAAGCCTAACAGTCTCGACGTGGTAGTTTACGACCCGCCCCATATCCCAAACCAAGGCAAAGATCAGCAGAAGGATTTTCAAGATAGGTTTGGCCTCGTGTTAAAATCGCCAAAAGAAAACGGCTATAATTTTAACCATTTGTACGGGCCATTTGCGAAAGAAGCATACCGAATATTAAAGCCAGAAGGGATTTTGCTTTGCAAGATCACAGACTACATTCATCATCATCGGTATCAATGGGCGCATGTTGAGTTAATCAATGCTGCTTCCAAGGTAGGCTTTAGGCCATGTGATTGTATCGTCAAAATCAGAAAGGGGCCAATAATTGACCCACGCTGGAAAACGGCACACCATACAAGGAGACATCATTGTTATTGGCTTGTTTTTCGGAAGTCTAAAAAATGTGAATGATTAAGGGACAGTCCGATTTTTTTTCAAGTGGTCCCTATTTTCCCCTTTTTTTCACCCCCTATTGGTCCCTATTTTCCCCCTTCTGACCCCCTTTACGACATTTGCATTTTTTAATCTTTTCCGACACAGAATAAATTTATGAACTTGCGGGCATTGGGCCGTATCATCGGGAAGGCGATGGGCTGGGTAAATGAAAACCCTCATGTTATCTCCGATCAGTCCCTGTCCCTGCGCCATGCCCAAACCGGCCTTGCCTCTCCCAACTTCGGCTCTCTTTCCGCCATTAAATATACAAAATGTCTCGTTTGGCAATCGGTATAATATACGGCATGAATAGTTATTAAGATCATGGAAGCGAAGACCGCCAAACCAAAGAAGAAAAAGAAGAAGGCGAAGGCCAAGCGCCGGGGGCCGCAGTCGAAGTATGATCCTGAGATGCACCCGCACTTGGTTAAGCACATGTGTTTGAATGGGATGACCAACGAGGCAATCTGTAAAGCTCTGAAAATCTCAGTGGATACCTTATGGAAGTGGAGAAAAAAATATCCTGAATTAACAGAAGCCTTAAAAACCAGCAAAAAGGTTGCTATTTCCAAGGTTGAACAGAGCCTTTTTAAACGCACCCAGGGTTACGATTATGAAGAGGTAGAGATCATTGCTGAAAATAAGGCTGATGGAACTTCAAGGCCCCTAAAAATCAAGAAAACTAAAAAGCATGTCCCTCCTGACACCGGGGCCTGTGCTTTCTGGCTTAAGGCTCAAGGAGGTTGGCGAGAAAGCGAACAGCAGGGCAACGTCTTTAATATTATGAACGGCGTCTTAATAGTTCCTGGCACTCAGGCCCCGGAAGATTGGGATACAGCATCCCAGCAGGTCCATGAAAAACAACTCGAACTCCTTAGCCAAGGTTAATCAGATATGGCGTCCTAATCCTGGAAGCCAGGCGCTTTTTTTGTCCTGTCCCTATTACGAAGTTCTTTATGAAGGGACTCGGGGCCCCGGAAAATCGGATGCTCTCCTGATGGATTATGCCCAGCATGTGGGTGTCGGTTTCGGCCAGCATTGGCGGGGGATCGTCTTTCGGGAGGAATACAAGCAGTTAGAGGACATCATTGCCAAATCAAAGCGATGGTTCTTCCAGATATTTCCCGGAGCCAAATTTAATGAAGGCGATTATTTCTGGGCTTTCCCCAAGGGGGAGCGCCTTTATTTCCGCCATATACAACGCCGGGATGATTACTGGAAATATCACGGACATGAATACCCCTTTATCGGGTGGGAAGAACTGACTAACTGGAAAGACAATGTTTGTTATGAGGACATGAAGGCCTGTTGCCGTTCTTCTCATCCTGGGATGCCCCGCAAAATCAGGAGCACAGCTAATTCCTATGGCCGTGGCCACCAATGGGTCCGGGCTTATTTCATCGACCCTGCCCCCCCTGGAGTTCCTATCACCAATGAGCACGGCCAGGTCAGGGTGCGTATCCGCGGCATCTATAAAGAAAACCGCTATCTCGAAGCAGCCGATCCGGACTATATCAAGAATATCAAAGCCAACCCAGATCCGGTGAAGAGGAAAGCCTGGCTTACCGCCTCCTGGGAAATTGTTTCCGGTGGTGCCCTCGAAGGCTGCTGGGAGCCGACCGTTCATTGTGTCAAGCCATTCGTCATTCCTGAAGCTTGGAGAAAAGATCGGGCGTTCGATTGGGGATCATATCACCCATTCGCCGTTGGCTGGTTTGCAGAGAGCGATGGAACTACCTTCAATTATCACGGCCAAGACTGCTCTTTTCCCAGGGGATCAGTATTCTTGATCGCTGAATACTACGGATGGAACGGGAACGCTAATCAGGGCTGCAAGATGCTGGCCGTGGAGATCGCCCGAAAAATTCTGGAAATTGAGAAGTCCTTCCCCTATAAAGTCCTGCCGGGTGCCGCCGATGACCAGCTTTGGAACGCTGAAAACGGAGTTTGTTTTATTGATGACTTTAACCGGGCGGGGGTTAGATGGATCAAAGCTGATAAAAGAGCCGGATCAAGAAAGGCCGGGCTTGGAAAATTGCAGACCATGCTTAAAGCTTCTATAGCCCGAGCGCTCCTTGTTAAATTCGGAAAGTCTCTAACAAGCCTTTTGAAAGAGCATATCCATGCAGGCACTATCCACCAATGGCTCGCTTCTTTGCTCCCCAAGACCGGGAGCAGCTTGATAATCGAAGATATAGATGGATTAGAAGCAAAAGGAATTATCGACAGTATCCTGAGCCTCTCAGAAAGCCCCGGTTTATATATATTCGATACCTGTAGGCATTGGATAAGAACTGTACCGGCATTGCCGAGGGACCCCCGGGATATGGACGATGTTGATAGCGAAACTGAAGACCATATGTATGACATGACTCGTTATCGAATTATGACCCCACGATCCGTTACCACCAGCCATGAATTTATCATGTAAGGAGGCCCTGTCATGGCCGACGTTTCTACACCGCTACCCGAACATACTGCTCACCAAGCCCGTCTTGATTTGCCTAATACCCTCATGGGCGGTGCTTGGGATATGCGAAAAGCCGGGGCCAAGTACCTCCCCAAGGAACCTGCGGAATCGCAAAAGGCCTGGGAAATCCGGCGGGACCGGACCTCTCTTTTTAACGCCTTCAAGCGCACACTGGAGAAGCTGGTGGGGGAAGTCTTCTCAAAAAACGTTTTCCTGGGCGAAGATGTCCCGCCAAAGATCGCCGAATGGTGTGAGAACATTGACCTCCAAGGGGCCAACCTCACCCGGTTTGTCAGGGAGGTTTTTAAAGCGGCCCTGAAAGACGGCGTGACTCACATCCTGATAGACTATCCGCAAACTGAAGGCGGTGAGACTCGGGCCGATGAACAGGCGAAGGGGATCCGGTCCTATTGGGTTCATATCCGCTCTTCCCAGGTGATCGGCTGGATAATCGAGATCGTCAACGGCAAAAAGGTCCTGCAAATGGTTCGCTTCAGGGAAACCCTCCAGATTCCCGACGGCGATTATGGGGTCAAGGAGATCAACCGCATCCGGGTCCTCTTGCCGGATCGGTTCGAGGTCTGGGAAGAGCAGGAAGGCACGGGCAAAAAGAAGGAGTGGGTGAAAATCGAGAGTGGCGCTCTAACTCTGGGCTTTATCCCCATAGTCACCATCATGCTGGGTGAGCCCCTCTCCGCCATGACCGCGCTATCTCCCCTGGAGGACCTGGCCGAATTAAATCTGGCACATTGGAAACTCGACTCTGATTATCGGCAAACCCTCCATCAGATGGTTCCCATGTGGTTCGGGAAGGGGATTACAGATGCTCAGGGGAAGGCTCTGGGAGAAGCGGGTAGCCAGGTGGTCACCGGGG